ACGAATTACGGCATCACGAAACATGCCGTAGTATTTCGGGACGGCAGTGTTCGATAACGCCATTATTTTCTTCTCCTACTTCTTCTTATTCGGGTTTGCAGCAATGTACTGTGCAGCCTCTTTAAGATTGAATTCCTTTGTCATTGCAGTCTTGACGGCATAAGTCATTGCTCCGGCCGCAGCCATAGTCAACGCTTTCTTTCCGGATGCAGAAAGAATTTCTGACACATACTTTCTGCCAGGTGCGATATCATCTTCTGTAAGATTCTTAAACTCGCGTTCTAATTTAAGTCTCTCAATTCTTTTCTTAAGATCGGAATCGGACATTGTTCGCCGATTCTTAACAGCAACCTTACGTGCTGCTACCTCATTCTTATCGTCTGAGGGCTTGGAAGAGTGTCCCCTGGCTCGGGCAAGCTGTGCCTCCGATCTTCGAACTCCCCATTTCATTCCAAGAATTCCATGGTGTGCTAAATAGGCGTTATTCATTTTGAATCTCCCTCCTTTGCGATGTAACTGGTAACACCTCCACTGGCATTGGATGTCTGATAATACGGAACTTCATGAATCACAAGGTCTTCACTAAGCACTTTTCCAGACGTATCCAAAGTTTGAGTCCGATGCGCCTTTGGTGTAACTTCATATGATCCGGAATAATGCTCAGGCTCATCTGGATCGGTGTCATCGTTTTCCGCAGCAACATTTAAACGCCATTCGTACTCGCTGATTTGTGTTTTATAACACTCCAACACGGCCGAACTAAGCGGCGGATCGAAAAGAAGTTTAACCTTCAAATGCATATAAGATTTGACAAGCATGTATTTGGATTCATCAGAAATGAAATCTTTCCATGTTGCATTCTTATCTTCGATCATGAAACCTTTGGATGGGCCGACACCAAGCTGTGTAAGAATCGAGAACACAGAATTGATGTGCATGATCAAATCCGCATCGAAATGTTCATACTCCTCTGCGATTCCGAGTAATTTCTTGATTGATGTCAGTATACTATCTGTAATATTCATGATCGCACCTCCATCTAACAGAGTTTTATAAACTCGCTCATACAATACCCAATGATACCGTCTCCGGTCTTAACTTTATAAAAACCAGAAACAGACTCTTCATCACAAACCGTTACAACTGTATCCGAACCGATAATGCCTAATGATCTTGATGCCTGCGTCGGATCTTTGCGAATGTTCAAATTCGTACAATTTACCACTACACCAATAAGTGGCTTCTTGTTTCCTTCCATAATTTTCCTCCTAATGCCTCCATGGGCATGTATCATTTTTTCGTCGTTCATTTGGAACTGTTAAAAGTAGTTTCTCATCTCCATAATGTATAGCATTGTGGGTCGATAAAGTTGTTGCGATCAGATACTCTGGATTCAGAACCAAATCAGTCCGCAACAATATGTCCTGCTGCCTTATTGGGTTCATATGATGAATAAGAATCTTTCCACGAATCTCATAACCATCCAATCCGAGATCACATCCATTATCACGAATAATAATTTTTCTCCGAATGTCCTTCCATTCTTGAGAATTGTAAAATATCTGATTAAGATACCTATCAAATCCGAATGTCTCTTCACCAACCACTCCATCCAAACGAAGATACTCGTATCGTTCCTTAAAGGTTGTAAGTCGCAAGAGTTCTGAATAACATTTAAGCATCATCCACCTCATCTCCATGACCGCTATAACCACGAAATGCCTTTAATGCATCAGCATACAGCTTTTCCGAATTTTCAATGGATTTCAGATTCTGAGTCTTCGCCTCTATCAGTTCCTTCTGTTTTTCCAAAATCTCTTTTTCAATTCTTTCTTTCGTTGAACCGAGCTTCAAATAGTGAGTAATCACCTGCGACGAGGCTGTTCCCTCTCGTAACTGCTTTTCAGCCAAGTCAACCGCCAATGAAACAAGCTGATTTTCTCTCGCTTCTGGCGTTAATGCTGGACGCATCATCCTAGAAGACTCGGATTGCTTTGCTTTCCTCAAAGTTGATGCCTCCTTCCATTTAGTTGTTCGTTATTTCTGTGATAGTTCTCACATACTTTTCCAGTATTTAAAAGGACCTACAAATCATGACAATGCTACTCAACGAAAGGAGAACTAACTTTGAGCCGATCCCACAGAAACCGTTGTCAAATATCATGAGTTATAGACCCTTGTAAACACTGGAACAGCTGAAAAGGCTCCCTAAAAATGCCCTCCGGGGAAATTTTAAAGACCGCCGCGATATGGGTGGGGGTATGTTTTTTAGACACCCCCCTATACCCCTTTTTAGTTATGCACGGTGGTTTCGGCTTTTGATATGCCGACGAAATCACTTTTAGGAAGCTTTTTCTTTATGTTCATTTGTTTCTGATTTACTTGTAATCTTTCGATAGATGTTCTGAAAATCATAACGGATTATCTCATCAATAGCTCGCTCTACTTCCTTATTGTTCTCTTCATCTGATAATTGATCCGATGTTCGAGCAATTCGACCAAGGTAAGCAGTTGTGTGATAACCTTTTTCTTCATCGAACATGAACCATTGAGTGAACTGTTCAAACGGATCATAAGGATTATCAAAAGTTGTAAGCGCAAATCTCATCTTACTTAGTTCACTCCTTTCCATTCAAATACTTAGAAACTGTCGAAGAAGAAACCCCAAGAGCTTCCGCAATCTCTGAAGTGCTGTAGCCAGATGCGCTAAGTGCAGCGATACGATTCTGTTTCGCTGTGCTCAGAGCAGTGCTTGCACGAGGAGTCGCTCTCTGACGAATAGTATCGGTATTCGTGTTATTCAGAATTTGCGTAAGCTTGTTCTCAGAAATTGCTCCGGCCTGAATGGCTTCCCATTCTTTATCCGTAATTTCGATGTTAGATCTCTTAGCCCCAACAGAACTCCTTGCCTGTGCCAGAGCCTGCTGACTTGCCTTCTTAACTTCTGCTTTTGTCATATCCGGATTGTCTTTTCTCTTAGCTGCAACAGTAGCATTCGCCATTGTCTGAGCCTGCCTCTCTCTAGGAGCATTTGCCAAAGCCAAATCCAGCTTAGCATTTAAAGAGTTTACTTCTTCAGAATAAGTTGCCTTAGCAGACGCAGAATAAGCAATTTTACCTGTACTCATCATCTCCCTACGAGCCTGGTTAGCTAAAGACTTCATAGAATTTGCATAATCGGCATAAGCTTCTTCCTGGGGGGGACCTGAAGAAAGTGTACGGGCATCTTTTGTTTCAGCCATCTTTGTACTCTTCTGAGTTCTCACCTGAATTTTTCCATTCTTATCGACATACTCTTCCTTAACAGACTTGTATGACAAAGAACCATCTTCATTGATTGTCGGGGAACCTTTTCTCTTAAGAACCTGTGTCTCAGATTTTGCTCTTGAAATGAGGGTAGATGCACCTTCATGGTAACGACCTTCTGAATCCACATTTCCCTGATACTTCTTCTTAAGAGAAGCGATACCGTTATCGATTTCACTCTGCTTATAATCCAGTTTGTGTTTCTCGGCATCAATTACAACCATACTGTGACGAACTGCTCTCGCTAATTCATCCTGTGTGGCTCCCTTCAGAGTCATATCAGTAATCAGATTCGATACTTTACCCATTTCTGTCTGAGTATTTCTCATAATCTTATACTCTTTACCATTACGATAATAATGATCTACACCATCAGCATCCTTCTTAACTGTTCCACCATAAGCATCCTTGGTATCAAAACCTTCCAAACCTTTTAATGGAGAAGTGGAGGTAATCTTTACCTTACTCTTGGTGGAGTTGCAAGGAATTACCATTACGGTATCACCATCAAAGTCCGCTCCAGATAAACGGTCCGCATTCTTCTTATTGATACCAATCGCATCTGCCGGTGTGTTTCCGAGAACGCTCTTTCCTTCAGCCAGCTTATTGTTGACCTTCAGAATAGGAATCTCAAAAGTTCCACCATGCGGGTATCGAATCAACGCAACTGTTTCTCCATCTTTGTAGTTCGGAGCATATACCTCATTGTCTTTGATTGTTGTTAATGGGAGAATTACCTGGTACTTCTGACGAGGTAACGCCGCTGCCTGCAAATGTACGGCGGCCGCATCGCAATCGTCAGCAAATGATTTTAACAGAGCCTTCTTTACAGTAGGGTTTGTTAATGAACAGATTTCATCATATTCTGCCTGCTTATCAGCTTTTGCCAAACCTAACTGCTTTTTGATAAGTGTCAAACTCTGCTTAGAAAGAAACTGTGACGGAAGTGTCTTACTCCATTCACCCCAATCGCCTTCTTCTGCTCTCTTATTGATCAGAGAAAGAGACTGTTTTTTTCCGGTTACAGGATCTGTATACTTACCCTTTGGATCATCGTAATAGCTCTGACCTCCATGCTCCTTAATCAGGGAACCAAACGGATTATCTGGATCATCCTTAATTTTCTTGAGAACATCTTTTGTAGGAGTGCCAGACTTTTTATTAGTGTTGAAAATCACATCAACGCCATCCGGCATATTATCAGAGTAAACAGCCATACCTTTAAGGTAGTGAGTTCCGTCAACCATAATACGGACCTGTGCATAATGAGAATCACCTAAAGACAGGTCTTTCACGCCTCTACGGAGTTCAATTACACCATCCTTATCAACGCCACCTTGATCGGCATAGCGGATCTGCAAGCGCTTTGAATCCATGCTGGCCGGATACTCAAAAGATTTTCTGAAAGACTCCCCATTGTCATAGGAGATGTAGTCTCTTACAGAATGGACATTCTCGAAGTCATAAATATCTTTGTGCTCGGTTCCCGGTGGACAAATGACCTTGATATTGGTCTGCTTTCCAGGATTGGTAACCTGTGGAACGCCGCCGCCATAAATCGGATAACCTTCCAATTCCAGCATATAAAGAGCCTGGTTTAGTTTTTCTTTTGACACGCCAAGTTCTCTTTCAACGCCGGTTCCGACATCGATCATTCCCTTTTCTTCAATGAGTTTTCGCAGAACATCCGCAGTGGCCTTAGCCTGGTTCATTCTGTTTTCCGAAGTTTCGTTCAATAAAGAGCGGACAGACGAGTCATTAGCAAATCCCATCTTATCGGCAATTTCATTTAAACTGTAACCTTTTTCACGAAGACCCTTTACTGTTGCTACCTGAAGAGCACGACGTTCATCTTTAGCGAGGCTCATCTGAGTACGAAGCTGTGTGGTAGTCAAACCCATATTCTTAGCAATGTCTGTTTCGCTCATTCCGGATTTTTTTAATTCCTGAACACGACTAAGAAAATCACCGCTATGCTGATATGGATTCTCTCCAGAACCATAAGGGTAACGCCCAGAACGCCGTGGCATACCATAATGCATTAAAATATCTTCCACAATGGAATTCATAGATTACCCCTCCTGTTCTCTGATTTTCTTAATCACCTTATCAAAAGTAATAATTCGGTCCATGATTGGAACAATATCTTCAGCCGTTGGGTTATGATACAGAATTTCATTGTTCTGATAGATTCTCAATTCCATTTCAATATCCCCAGGCTTCACTTTATATTCCAAACAAAAAAGAGCGGCATATATTTCAAGCTGCTCCATGTGCGCCGGAATCTTTCCGGTCTTCAAATCGTGAATTCTTAAGAAGTTATTCCGAAACAAAATCGCATCGGCTGTACCAAAACAATTATCGGAATAGTAAAGGATCTGCTCCGGTGTCATCTTAAAGCCGATGGCATCATTCACATACATATTTAATGTCTGCTTCGATTTTGGTAATTTCTGATTGAGCATGATGCACTGTGCTGCAAATGCATGTAATACAGTTCCTTTTTGTGTGGCAAGGAAATTTCGATATGCTTCCGCAACTTTATCCTCACCATAATTTATCCAGTGATATTTACTGGCACCAAGAAAGGCGTGTTGTCCTTCAAGGTTCGAATGATTGTTGAAGTTCATCCAGTACCTCCTCTTTATTCTCTGGACATATAAATCTTGAAAACGACATCTGATTCATACGATCCACATAATATTCCTGATTCGGCTGCTTCTTTGCGCCAGCGCTTTTTTTACATTCTAAGGAAGCCCATTTGTCTTTGTGAAGAACCAGCAAATCTGGAATGCCCTGAATGTAGGTCGGGTCATTTTTCATCACGATACAACCCGGAAATCTTTCTTTCAGTTCCTTGATCAAATTTGCCTGGAACTTATTTTCCAACATAATGGAGTCTCCTTTCAATTTTCTAAAAACTCAAAAGAGGATGTGGTATTTAATAAAAATGCCTATTTATCCTCTCTCTTCATAAAAGGGCATGTTTTTTTCGCGCGCAAAAAAGAGCATAAAAAAAAAGACAGAGACACGATTAAGCATCTCTGTCTAAATATGTAGTTGTCAGCTGTTATTTCTTAAATACCGGATCAATATCCAAATCAACCATAAGCCACCGGTACACAATGTAAGAATCACATCAAGGATTAACCCAGCCGTGCTACGCTTTTTCTTTCCGCCTTTACTCATCTATCGTTTCTCCTTTCTCAGCTTCTATAGCTTTTCGATCTTTCTTAAATATCTTTCCTAAACCACTCTTAGCAGAATCCATAGTTTCAGAAACACTTTCTTTCAAACGTTCTTTCTTCTCCTGCTTCTCAGCGGCCTTCTGTTCTTTAGCCTCCTGTTTAATACGAACGTCATCATCAAATATCTTTTGGCTCTCCTCGATAACTTCAGCCGTTATGTATCTCAGACAAACAGTTGTACCGACTTTCACCTTAGCGCCCTGCTTAGGATTTGAGTCTATGACTTGGGTATCCTCGTAATCTCGATACTTTGGATCTGCTTCTTTCATACGAAGCTTACTCTTTGAAACTTTCAAGCCACGTTCGGTTAATAATTCTTCAGCCTGTTCCAGGTCTATCGGAAATCCCTTACGATATAATTCTGGAATGATAACTTTCGTATCTATTTTTTCAGTCGGTTTATTCTGTGCGTTATCTATTGCTTTTTCGACCAAAGGTGTAACTGCAGTAATCAAACCGCCAACAGCTCCGATTGCTCCTATGACACCCGAAATATTCTTATTCGATTTCGTTCCCATACAATCACCCTTTCCATACTTAAGTAGGAATTTAGGGCAAATAAAAAGTGCGCCCCAATTTGAGAGACGCACCGAAAAAGCGCATCTCTTATTGTTGCCACACAATCCTCTTCGCCGTTCAAGGGTACGAGTAAAAGAGAATACACTTTTTACCAAAGTTATTCCCTCGAACGCGATTTCATTATTAGATTGTGTGGCTCTTATAGTATAGCATGAAGCACACAAAATGGAAAGTGGATTCTGTAGCAGGATCCTATGCCACAAGCATCTTAGCACGCTTTGCCATATCATCGTAAATAACCTTGGTTCCATCTTCCAAATATACGACAATGCTCATATAGTTGTACGGACGGTAATCCTGGGCTTCTTTCGATAACCGCGGATACACCGATTTGAAATTATTGAAAATATCTTTCCATGTTACCTTTCTCTTTACATTCACGGCAAACCTCCTATCGGATACAATCCACCAAATGGATATCCACAATACGAAGCTCCGGCACCTGAATAAAAATCCCTAGGAATGGTATAACCGAACATCACATCTTCAAAAGATTGATACGGCGGATTATCAACCCATAGCCATTCTTGTGATATGGCGATTTCATTTTTCATCGTCACATGTGCACCATTCGGAATATCTTTATTCACTCGTAAATGATACGGAAAATGTTCGCACAACCAATCCTCGACCAATTTCTTATCGTAAGTCATAAAATCACCTCTTTCTTGCTTCTGGTCAAAAACCAACTTTTATTCGCCTATTACTATATATTTTTAAACTTTCTATCATAATAGTTTGGTATTAAAAGTGGGAAAGTGGGCAGAAAGCCCGCAAACCCGCATAAATACTGGGTTTTTACTGGCCAAATCCGGGTTTTTGAAAGTGGGCAAAACCGGGCAAATGGCCAGAAATTTGACCAAAATTCATAATTTTTCTCCAAATCGACACCGATTTTTCAGTTCTGGTCAAAAATATCTGGGCTTTGGTCAAATCCTAAAACCCAAAAGTGGGCAGAAAATTGACCTTCTACTACAAAGATTTTAACCTAGATTAGCTGAAACCGGTCAGAAATTCCGTCTCTGATATGGCAAATTGCGCTTCACAACAGGCTTATAATTGTACGTAGACATCTTAGAATCTGGCACACGCTTTACAGATTTTGACTTCCGACCGGTGCGAATTTTACGATTCGATTCCTCGGAATCATACATACGCCCGAAGGCTTCACTCAAAGCTTTAGCAAATTTCTCCATCGGCTCCAAAGCTTTGTTCCACGCCTCTGCCAAAGTTTCGCACGCTTTCTGTAATTCTTCCATAGTCATCATAAACTCTCCTTTACGTCATAAACGCGGTTTAATGATACTTTGGTGATTTTGCCGTCCTTTTGAACCATTGCATAGTCACCGCTCCAAAATCCAGTTCCGATCTGCAATAGTTCATAAGTATCGATATTCAATTTACATCTACTGCAATCATCAACCACGTTGAACATTTCCTGAGTAGCTATACAAGCAGAACAGGTTGAGTAATCGGGTCTTACCTTACAGATTTTCATCTCGCCTACCTCCAAACCTTTCCCGTTCTTTTATCTTTAAGTACAACTCGCCCTTCAATATGGAAATCCGCCAATTCGCAAAGTGAAAACAGCATGTTCAGTAACTGATGAAATCTCACATCATCCTTGTCCTGTTCCTGCTCCACATTTTTAATTGCATTGTAAGCTGTCGGATCATTATAACCCTCTGCATTTTTTCTGTCGTCCTTAGCTGTCATCTCTACCTCCCCATCTCATAGAATCGTCTATCCACATTGCAGCATTCATAACCGACAGAACTATATATCCGCCGAAAATAAGAATAGCTGCCAGGACAATAATTCCTAAAATTAAATATCCCATCTACTTGTCCCCCACTTCTTCTAATCGTACACCGCCGTACACCCAAAGATCTTCTTTGAGCTTATCCATATCCAACTCATCGTTTTGCCACCTCTCATAATATTCGAGAACATGCTCTGTAAACTCTGGAATCTTCTTCGCATATGTCTTCGGCCAATAATGATCCATCAGCACTTCAAGCGGCAGAGTAAGCAGAAGAATCATCGCCTGATTGATAGCATCATTCGTAGCCTCCTGCTTAACTCTATCCAGTTCATCAGATATCTTTTCTCGAACCATGGCATCTAACTGCGCTCTCGTCAGATTGTATGTAGCGGTCTTAGCTTTCTGCTCACACTTCTGTGCTCTTCTCCTCTCAGCCCGGCCCATACCGCCGCCTCCTTAATCCATAATGCAGTTTTCTCTCGATACAAAGAGCAAAATACCAACCATCAAGGCAAATAAAAAGAACGTTGCATCCCACTCGATCGGGATTGTCAACGCTCCAAGTACGATAAATATAATTCCGTAGATCTTATTCTTAATCAAGTCTCTCCTAAACATTGCTCTTCTCCTCTTTTGATTTTGCGATACCAGCTGCTACATCGTCCATTTTCATCGTAACTCCTGCTTCTCTGAACCATCCGTATGCTCTTGCTGTAGCACAGTGTTCAATGCACTTCATAACCCTGTCAATCAGTGAGTACAGGCACACATAGCCGATAAGAAACATGATGATAATCTGAATAACTGTAAAATGCATAACTTTAATCCTCCTTATCTGTAACATAAACGACGACAGTGTTCTCAATATTTTCATCGTTTTCAATACCCGTGACTGTCATATTCAGAATCTCTTCTGATAAGCTTCCGACCATAAAATCATTTCTGAGTAAACAGATTTCCTCATCCTGGTCTTTTATGATTTGAGCATCATTCCACTGAATAAGCGGCAGAATATCTTTTACTTTAACCATTACGCTCACCCCTCTAATCATTTCACTATTAACAGGTTTTAATAATCCTTTTGTTTGAGCATCAAATATAATCGCTGATGCTTCCAATAATTTAAATGAAGAGCGACGATAGCAACGTCCTGGAATATACATTACTGATTGACCATCTCTCGTGGCTTCATACACCTTTATAAGAAACTCTTTCTGGTAATCCATCATAATAGGTATTTCCATGAACCACATATAAGATCATCCTGTTCTCCTTTCAGAATATCCAGATCCCCACCAATCTGGATTATTATGCTCCTTAGTCCAGCATAGCCCACGTTTTTAATTACTCTTCTTCCTTCTCATAAGGAATCTGGATTACATCTCCACCAGGAACCGTGACCGACTGCATAAGCTGACCGGTTTCCTCATCAAAGTAAATGTTATCCATTGCGTGATCCCACTCTTCGAACTGCTCAGCGATGTTTCTGCCCTTTTCTTTTCGCATGTTGATAAGCTCGTCATGAACTACACGTCTCCAGGATCTTGCAATCTCCATACGGCTCTGAGCAAGGATGTTGTACAGACCGTTCTCGGTTACAAAGTTGATGGAACGTCTCTGGCCCGCTACTACCAAAGGTAGTTTCAGCTTTTCATCATCCTCACACATTTCAAGCATTCTCCACTCGTTACCGCTGCTGTAGCCGATAGCATGACTAATATCTTTTGCCTTGAACAGCGGAGCGTCAAGATCCCCATATACATTAAGGCGCTTTCCTCCAAATGAAATACTTCCAGCAATTTTAATCTCTTTACTCATCTCTGTTTATTCCTTTCTCTTTGTAATTTAACATCTATAGCCTTCTGCAATTCTTCCGGTGTAATATCAAAAATGGACTTAAGGAATTCCAGACAAATATAAGCATCTGCCATCTCTTCCAAAAGTCCAACTCTGTTATCATATCCTCGAATCTGTTTACTGATCGCTTGCGTAAGTTCTGCGAATTCCTCCATAGCAATCGTACATTTTAATTTCCATGGCTGACTCTCAACACTTCTTCTGATAATTCTCCGCCGCTCTTTATCCGACAACTCGATGTTGCTTTTCATGCACTGGATAAATCTATTTCGATCCATCGGTTGCCTCCATCCGAGCTTTAGCAGCTTCCTTTCGCTCCTTGTACTCCGCTTCGTCGATCTCAGCAAAGCCGTTCGGAGCTTCTTTAAAATATCTGTTAATTGCTACCTTGTCCATAGACGGAGTGATTACGTATAGAATTCCGACGGTATCATAATCACCGTTCGCCGGATCTACAAGGAAATCCTCCGTATAAATCTTAAAGGCTCTATCAGCCGGCATATAAGGCATAGTGATCGGATACAGTTCGTCCATAACAGTATCAATCAGTCCACTGTGATATGGAGCATCCGGACAGTTGATGTTCACGCCATGATAGCGATCCACATCTCTGTACTTAACCGTGCCGTCAGCATACACATACTTAAATAAGGAAGACATGCGTTTGCACTGATAGTTACGCTCTTCTTCCTTCAGACCACTCATATCAGAAATATCACTCCATACCTCGTCGGTATCCTCAATCGGAAGAAGTGGCTTGTTGTTGATCAGACGGTTCAGAATAGCCTTAGTCAGACCAATGCTGAAACCAGAATGACCGTCCTCACACAGAGAGCCAAAAGCCTTCAATGCGCTCTCATAGCAAGCACAACCATAATCCCACTCTCCGTCTTTTCTGTCCGGCTTTTCTCGACGGCAAGCAATGGCGACCTCGTTTTCAGCCCAACGCTCCATGCTTGATTTTTCACGGCAGGAACCGATAGAGCGGTTGCGATCGTCTATGTACTCATTTGCAAATATCTTTCTGCAATTTCCACCAAATGCTTCCACGATTTCCGGAAGGTTATCATTTACAGCATCAAAGATCAGTCCGTACTTTTTACACCACTCTACAGCCTCTTTTGTCTGCTCTTCATTTCTGGATGTCCAAAGAATCAGCTTTTCTCCGTTAGCCTGTCTCTTTTTCAGATACTCGATGAGCTCCTCGTTCGGCATACCAATCTCCGGCCACTTGTTCTCGCATAAAGTTCCGTCAAAATCTACTGCAATAATATTCTGTTTCATTTATTTTCTCCTTTCTTAGTGCCATCATGAACCCCATTCAACTGTGCTAAGTAATCACTTTGCTCATCGCAAAATATGATCTCATCTGGCTGGACTCTCTTCACGCAATCAGCGAACTCTACAATACCAAATACTTGCGAGCCGATCTCAGTAGGTATAAGCCTTAATTCATCTATTATTGGACGTGTATACTGCTCTTCCCATAAATGAAAAATCCCGTATTTGCCATTCACTTTACAAAGTCGAGTTTCGTGTTTAATCTCGATTTCTGCATTCACCACAGTTTCGTTTCCTTTCATGATTTGTCTTTAATAATCCCGATAAATTCCACTCGCTCTTCTGCCAGACTTACGAAATACCTTTTTCCCTTATAATCGACGATGTCACCCTCGTACTTATAGTTCTTGTCCGGCTCCGAAGCATACGCTAAGATGTTTATTTTTGTCGTTCTATTCATAGCTCTTCCAAATATCAAGCTCCAGGTTGCATGGCTGATTGATCCGCATACTGCAATGCCTGAAGTTTTTTCTTCATATTGTCTAAAATATACTCGACTGTGATTTTCGTTGTCTGCGCCAGTTTTATATACTTAGAATGTTCCTCGTACCACTTGAATATCTCATAGAGATTTCCACTCTGCCAACTGAATGACCACCAATCACAAATCATCTCGATGATGTAATCGTATGGCATTTCCAAAACGGTCTCCAGTTCGCCATCTTCCATATCATCATGAATAAGAATCCAGTGCTGCCAATGATGAGGATTTCTGTGAATATGAAGTAACCATGCTCGCTGATATCGCTGTACAACCTCATAAGAGCGATTATTTCCATAGAAATATGCATCGTATGCCTCATACTCATCCGGTTCGTTTTTAGACTGATCATGAGCAAATTCTGTATTCCACCCGGCGGTTAGGGTATTTGTCATGAGTCCCGGTAAATTTTCAGAAAGCCAGTCAAACCCTCTTTTCACATTAGCTCGATGCCTAGCTAAATATTGATCGTATTGAAAACTCACTTTTGACCCTCCTTCTTTTTCTTTGTTACCAGCTTTTCATAAAGTTCCCTCGCTTCATCTCCCTGGAAAGCATTGATAATCTCGACGGACTGATTCATCCTTTTTCTCCCAACAATCAGAACTCCCGTATCATTATTGTTTGAAAAATCGACACTAACTAAAATACTATCTACCATTTTCAGCCTCCTTCCAGTAAACAGGTTTATCTGAATTGGCATTCATAGGTTCAGCCAAACAGTCGTTACACGGATCAAATTTTTCTTCGAGATCCTTATACTCACAGGTTTTGCAATAGGTTTTGAAATCAACCTCTTTGTAAATATTTTCCATTGGACACCTCACATGTAATATCTGAACCAAATTGCGTATAATCTCTGTTGATAGTCACACTCCATTAGCAGACTGTAAAAATCTTCCGCAGACATACTTTTCAACTTGATAGATAAAATTTTTAAAAATATCCACAGATTATAAATCATTGTCTCCACTTAACAAACCTCGTTTCATTAAATGTTTTCTTGTCCTTCAATGCTTTACTGATGGCAAGATCAATACCAGACCTGGATTTCAAATGGTAGTAATACAGATCCGTATATGGTGTATTCATCCTGTCTATTCGACCAGTAGACTGCGCCATGATCTTATACGAATAATTCTGAGAATAGAATATAATCGTGTCTGTTGTAATACAGTTCCATCCTTCAGCCCCGGCATTGTACTGAACTAAATATACCCATGCATCGTTAGTCGGCACTGGCTGATGTTTGTGACCATTCCATTCCCCGACTTCGTAGCCAGAGAATATTTCCTTCAGAAGCTCAAGCTCGTAATCAAAATTGTAGAATATAATCGCTTTCGGATGCTTCTCAACAATTTCGAGTAAAGCTATTTGTCTGGATTGATCTGTATTTACAATTTTTCTCCACACATAGCACAGACCGGCAGCATTGATAATTGGTTCTTTTTTAAACGGGTCCCATCTGGTTTTTCCGACATCTTTATACATTTCGATATTGTACTTGACATAAATATCCTCATGGTGCGAAACTGTCTGGCGCTTAAAATCCATATTCACCAAGATTTTGTTTCGCAATCGAATCAATCTACCAGTATTCAAATATCGGTCAACTTTAGGAAATTTGCTAAATCGGCTATAGACTATATGCTCTCTTGTGAATTCGCTTCGGTTTTTATAAAATCCGTTAGCCACAAACACCGGAATATAATCCTGCCACGTATCGCCAGGAGTTGCGGATAGTAATATCCACTCATTTACCTTGGTGATTTTCAAGAATGCTTTAACCCATGTTCCAGAGCCTATGACACGCTGCTCATCGAATATAAAGAAAGCATCTTTGACATCTGCATACTTCTTGATGTTGTTCCAAGAATCAATTACAACCTTATTGGTATATAAATTTTCTTTCTTATTGGTCGATAGCAGAAATGGTGAGAGCTCCTCTTCCCATTCAAATGTATCCCGTTTCCTAGCAGTTGTGATTATGTACAAATCCTTAATATTCACATCGTCCATAGGAACATATTCATTTGTTCCGAGCTCACCACCGTTTCGAACATAATAGTAGGCCAGCGAAGTTCTGGATTTTCCACTACCAACACCGCCACAAAGTATGCAGCCGTTTCGCATTTGCCGTACAGCATCTTCCTGATAGTCCCGTAATTCTACGCCAGCCATTACACACCTTTCGTGACAAATCCATCTTCTACCTCGACTTCGTAGCCATCGCCATCCAGATCTGCTTTGGGACCATACAAGAGCATACAGGTTGTTATGATTTCATCGCTCTGATTCTCTGAATGATAGAACTTATATAAGCAGTCCAGCACTTTTTTAGTGATAGATAATTTACGGCAATCGTATACAACCTTGCTTAAATCTGAAACACCCATGATTTTAGCAACATTGTCATAAAGCTCGCTGATGCCGCACGTACACTGCTCTTTTGGAATAGAATATCTTTTCTTCATTCGTCATCACCCTTTCCAAATAACTTGTTAATCTGCCGGAGCATTCTTCTTGTACTCCATACATCTGAGAAATACATAGGCGTATACCAATAATTTTCAGATGAATCGTCCGTAGATATTGGGTCAGTTATCGAGTTACCTATTTTTATAAATCCAGCCAATCCGAGAAGCGAGATTTGGATATAACACATCAGACCAACGATTTCATCAACGTCCTGTGCAACTACTAAGATATGGTTCTGGTAGTTTCTCGGTGGTTCACAATGCTCCAGCTGTTTTCGGATTACATGCACACCAGCAATCAACGTCGCTCCAGCACCGCAGCATGGATCGTTAATCGAAATATAACCATACTGCTCTATCTTTTCTAAAGCATTGGTAGCCACCACTTCAGCCATAAGTTCACACACATGATATGGCGTGAAGAATTGACCAGCCGAACGATTTCCCAGATCTAACCGCATAAACATTTTTCCGAGAAAATCCTGCTCTTGATTCTGATCCAGGGCCATGATTGTATATGCTGCTAATTCTGGAAATATAGCTTGCTCTTCTATTGAATACTGATGAATGATTTTTAGATACTGCTTCTCTCTTTGGTCGTAGTTGTCCTTGTCTAAAACATTCGAGATTGAACATGCATGAAGTAAAATATAATCTCTCCACGCATCCCATGCCCGATGTCGGCATGTAAGTTTCTGAAAAGATTTTAAAAATTTATCTCCCCAGTCAATTTTTGGTTCGGATTTCGTAGTTACTTCCGGTGGTTTCTCGTCCTTATTTTTCGTTTCACCGAAAGTTGGTTGCCACTTAGGCGGTTCTTTTGCTTTAAATGTTTTAGGTACCGTAGTCTTAATCTGTGGTTTTGACTTCGGCTTTTTCTTATTCCAAAACATAAATTTTCTCCTTTCATAAAGTAAAAGTGCCGGCTTTGACACCGACACCCTCAAAATATGATTTATGCGAACGGCGGCTCCTCTTCATCCGCGTATTTCTCAGCAAACACATCCTCTTCAATCGTGACATACATGGTCTTCAGATATGCCTTGATACCGGATTTTCCATTCACTTCCCACTTTGACGGGCTGATGACCAGATCAACATTTCTGATTTCAGCATAGTCGAGAGAAGATACAGACTCCTCATCCAGCTTTGTTTTAGCTCTTCTGGTAACCATGTATACATTCGGCGGAATGTTATCGAATCGAACTGCTACCTGAATATAGTGAAGAGGCGCTTCATCCTCGTCTCTCGGCGGAAGGATTCTCACATTCCATCCATCTTCGCCGAGT